AACCAGAATATACATTATGCTTCTTTAACTCAAAAAGGCCTGTTTTGCGCGTTTTAGGTGTTCAAGGTATTACAGATCATTTTTCTTTTTACTCAAGATTTTGGCAAAAATCATGGTATGAAAATTGACCATTTTTAACATCATACTTCAGACAAAGAAAAACCGACCCTGTGCCGGTCAGGATCGGTAAAACGGTATGGTTATTGATTAGGTTTCCTGTTCTTTGTTGGCCGTCCAGCCTTTAGCATCCATAACAAACCCATCAGCCGAAAACCAGATCACGGCATCGGTAATGGATTCTCCCGAAGCTACCGCAGCACAGGCTTGAGAACATCTGGTATAAAACAAGCTTTCTGCTTCTTCTTTGGTTTCTTTAGTTTCGGCCGGTGCTACTGCAGACCCATCAGCACGGTTAACCGCGCGAACGATAAAAAACTTTTTCATAATAATTACCTTCTTTCTATATGTATTATCCGGCATCAGGTACAGACAATTACAGCATTAGTGCCGATATTTACATGGACCGCGTGATATGCTTTATTACTATCTGCGGTAGGTAATACTACTCTTATTCGGATACCATTCCCTGTAATAGCTATATCGTCAACGGTCGGGGATGTAAGCGCGTTACGCAAACCACCATCGTCGAAAAATGTCATTGTCGGCATTGTAACGGATGTAACCGAGCTAATCAAGTGTGTATCTATTTCTAAATCCACATAGATTTTTGCTCCATTAGCATCATAATACCCATCACAAGTGAGGAAACCATACTGCGAATTAGGTGGTGGTGCAAAGGTATTTGTACCGGGTTTCAATCCGATATTATAATATTTGTCATTCATAATACCCAACAGGGAATTAAGAACACCTTTTGACAGTACAGTAAGATCAGCAGAGGTAAAGTCTGTATTTGCGCTTACACTATTAGCAGCAATATAAATACCATCATTCCGGCCGGTAATGGTCGAATCTACCAGAATTACAATATCCCCGGCTGAAACATTAGAAGAGCATTGTTTACCGTCAATCACGAAAGCCAAATCATTATTATTCACTTTAGCTGCTATAGCATCTGTGACGGTGGTATTATCCCCTGACGAAAGTTTAATATCCTGACCGTAAAGAGTAACCACCCCTGTCTGGCCGTTAATAGAAACCACACCTGAGCCGGACGGAATGTCATCGGTTGTAAGCAGTTTTTTAGTGACGGCCGGTGTATTCGCATCGGCCTTGTATTCTATGTATGCTTCTGGAACATTATCAGTACTGTTCGCGACATAGTATACTTTAACAGTACCCAGCGCGGTATCACGCTGCATTCCCCATTGCCCTATATCAGACGGTGTAGCTGCCGTCCATACCGCGCTTGAGAGAGGAGCATTAAAAGGAATAGCAAGCATTACCGCCCCGGTCTGGCCGTTTACGCTGCTAACCGGGTAAGGTGGCGGATTTTCCGTATCGTAAAGCTGCACGCGCTGCGTACCGTTCATGCGGCTGGCTTTAGTCTTATCTACTTCAATTCCTACAATTGCCGGGCTGCCAGCGGTATCAATCTGCCGTCTGATATTCATAAAATTATCATCTACATTCGGCAGCCTGACACCGGCATCCTGATAGAGTACAACTGCACCGGTCTGGCCGTTTACGCTGCTAACCGGGAATGTAGGCGGATTATTCTGTGTATATACTCTATCCAGAGCATTACCTGAAACCACATACATATATCCGTTTGCGAAAGCCACACCCAGCCTGCTGCCGGCAGTACTGCGGACAATATTCCAGCTTGTATCATTGATTGAAGGGAATTCTACATTCGCATCCTGATATAGTACAACTTCCCCGGTCTGGCCGTTAACGGACAAAACTGCGCTATTGATTACTGTCTTAAGTTTTTCGATCAGCCAATCAAGATTAAGCTCATGAAAATTAGTATAAGGGAATTGTTCAAAAAGGCCCATAATGCACACCGTCCTTTCAAGAAGTATTATACAAAAAGTATTTTAGTACACAAGTAAGCAAAAGCGGTTCTTAAAGGAATGTATCATAATATTGAACATATTAAGCTTAGGTGTGATTGCTAATTCCTGTTCAAGCATTTGCTGCGAAGTTGTAACACCGATATTGCCGGATATATTAGAATCGGTATCAATTGTATGACCGTAGGTTGTTTCGTCCAGACGGCCGTTTGTGTGTGTAATGGTACTGTTATGGTTATTTGTCTGCGTGCTGCCTTTCAGCATTTCCACCTTATCAGTACCAGCGAAGGTATTATTATCATAAGAAGTGCGGTAGCTGGTATCAGTATCCGTGCCGCTGCCGACGATAGAATCATACCCGGTGTGTTCGTCTACATCGTCCCCACTGGCCTGATTAGAATCAGTACCGGAATGAGTAATAGTACTATCTTCCGTTCGGTTATAATTCTCTATCGGATTATATTCCACGGTCGCGGCTGCATAGTATCTTTCCCAAGACGGTAATTCTTTGGCCGACCATGTATTGATAGCAAACTTCATAAAATCAAAATCAGGATAAATAATTTCAAGCTCTGCACATTCCAGAATCAAGTTATTGATGAATGTTTGCTTATCTGTATTATCAAACCCTTCTGGAAAAGACATACCCTCAAACAAGGTATTATCCCAATTATACAAACCCAGCAACGAAAGAGAAGCACCCCTGCCCATTATAAAACACTTCCTTCCTTATTCGGATTCACGCGCCAATCAACTGCAAGTGACAAATTATACATTCGGTTAGCCTGATCAATTCCCTTCCTAATACTTTCCAGCCAAAGCTCACACCGGGTCGCAGTTTCAACATTATTACTGTTTACTTCATCGGTGATTAACCGCTCGCGTTTATCAGTATTCGCATTAGGAATACCTATATCGGTATCAAACTTGTTTTCTATTTTTCGCATATCTGCTAAAATATCCGGTGTTATATACTGCTCTTTCATATTCTGGACAAAGGGAAACCATGCCGGTTTTCCGGTATCATCCAGCAAATTTTTATCGATAAAAACGGCCGGATTACCATCTCCCAATTTGTCATACATCTTTTTATAGCTTTCAGCCTGTGTTTTATCCTTAGCACCAAATACGGTTGCAGTTTTAACGTTAACCAAATTCATACCTACTGCTTCAGCGCATAGCGCGAGCTGATCAGCATAAAAGCTAACTATATCCATAATAGATGAGTAATCCGGCTGCAGCTTAATAAGCGCACAATCCGTGCCGATATTAGCGGTAATAGTCCCTTTAATTAAAGGGTTAGTTACCATAATATAGGATGGTCTGTAATAGAGATTATACCCACCAAGAGCGCCGTGCTGGCAAATAACTCCGAAAGATTTTGTTTCAAGTACTGCTATATATCCGATACCATACAAAACATACTTGAAATAGTCCTCGTCCCATTCTTCTGGCAACTGCCATTTAAAAACTGAGATAGCTTTCTGCAGCAAATATTTTCTAAAATATCTCTGCAACATGACATTTTTAACATGGACGGTAGACGGAGAAAACTGCGCATTATAGAGGTTTATATCTCCATAACCTACAGGAATTTCATTAAAACCGTTTGACATTCTTCAACACCTTCTTTTTGTTAAATTGATATAATAGCCAAGGTGGTAAACCATGAAAAGGTGGGGTTGGGTGTTCCTGAAAATAATTATACCAGAAAGCAGCATTATCTTTCCGGGCGGCTATTGAACTATCGCCACCAACTTCCCAGCATACGCGCCAAACATCTGCACAATCACGCGCCGTATAGTGTGAATAACTGCTGCTTGTTTCGATATTCTTATAAACGGCCCAAGTAAGGTTTTGGCCATAGCCTAAACTCCAAAAATGATACGTAGAATCATTAGCAAACTCAAAAGCCAGCCGGGCCATCTGGCCATTACCATCATACCATAAATAACCGTTCGCGTTTGTCCATCCTACCAACTTATGTTGCTGGTAGGTGCTGCTGCGGCCATCCCATTGTAACAGGCCTAAACCATAGCCGCGAGTACCGGCCGGTGGTGTGTAATAATCAATCATATTTTGATTAGTACAATCAGCTAAGGTTTCACCGTTATTAGGTAAAACAGACGGTTTCTGTATAGCTCCGGTTGTTAGTGAGGATTCTACCTGAGCATTACCAATCACACCGGCTATAGCTTTATCACAATAACCCTGTGCTTGCAGCGCAGCACGCATTTTATAAGCATTCCAAATCTGCTTATCATTAGGGTTAAGGTGTGTACTGCCCATGGTATCACGAAGATATACCCACCAATCGTTATACAATACCGGTGCTTCAACTGCCATATAAATTCCCCTTACTCATAAAAGAAACCGTCTACCATAAACCGGTTTATGGTATCGCGTTCGGAATCAAAACAACTGCCGGAAAAATGAGCTTCAGCACACTTAATATAGCCGGATAAGGTATTGATGGTTTTAGTTGTCATTAAGGGACGGCCCAGATCAGCTTTATCCTCATCAACGAGCTTATAATGCTCTACCACTAAAGCCGGTTCAATTACATAGCTGGCAAATGATCCATTACTTCCGTTTGTCGATACCGAAGGTGCTTGTGTAGCTATCGCGCTTTGCACGGTTGCACCTATCGCGCCTGTGATCATTCCGGCAATTCCGCCGGTCAGGCCTGAAGTAAGCGAACTAATAGCACCAGAATAGTCACTTAATACCTGAGCCAACTGTATTGGAACACCCATCTGCGCAGTTTTTTCTACACAAGGTTTATTAGAATAGTTTCCTGAAGTACTTTCCCGGAAAGCTACTCGAAGTGTAGCCGATCCTGTAATCGTATCTATAGCAACTTTAGCATACAAATATTTACGGTTTCTTGTATAGTATGGATCAATAGGAATTTCCCCGAAGGGTTCACAGTAAAGGGTTATTTTTGTAAACGGTGCATAATTCAAATAGTCCCCTCGGGTACTGGCTTGAGGATGATCAGTAATAGTTCCGGTTAAAAAACGAACATCGGATACCGCCGTCATAACGTAAGCAGTTACCCCGGTATCCCAATAACCTACCTTGATAGTTGTCTGACTGCTGCCGTAAGTGCTGGCGGTTGCCGGAAACCACATACACGAAACAATATATTGAAAAGGATTAAAAAGGGATTTGAATAAGTCCTCACCAATCTCTGTAATGTTTCCGGCCTGATAAATATTATTACCAAACAGGAAAGCTAATACACTATTAAGCTGCGCGGTTGTCATAGCATAATAAGTAATCGCGCCAACATGATTTGACGATTGATAATTGACTACACCCATTACATAGCATCCCCCGGAAGGTGCTACATTAAACCATGAGCTGGCAATCGTCATATTACTTATTTCAACATCAGTTTTCGCCGGATATAAGGTATCTACAATACTTCCGTTGAAACTGCTGGCTGACCGTTCAATATAAGCGGTTGTTGTTCCTATTGTTGTTTTGAAGCTGGCAAGAACATCCTCTGAGAGGTAACAATTCCAAAGGCCGTTAACCCATTCCCAATCAGTTACGAAATAATACCGGTTAAACTTAGGAATATAAGCATAAGTATAATAACCCGGTGTGAATGGTGACGGCATACCGGTTGTACTTTGATTAAGCAGCAATACCGGGTTTAAAATGCTGGTATTGTCCTTTAACTGCATATCAAAAGCAGTACCGGTATTAAGCACCGGTTGCGCGGTACTATTCTTTTTCTTTTGATACCCAAATAAGTACACTTGCATTATTTCACCTTCTTATGAAAAAGGGACGGACGGAAAGAGTATTTCCATCCGTCCCCGATTAAGGGATGGTTGCCGGTAGCGCAGCCCATCCACTACCGGCCGTATTAGTCCAGGAGCAAAACGACAATCTTTTCCGTATTGTCGAATACCACACGCTGCTTGCAATGTACATGAAGATTGCGATACAGGCCTTTGGTATTAAGCGGCGTAGAAAGTACGCGCCTATCCAAAAGGGTCATGCCCATAGCATCCCGGTCGAACAGGATACCGAAAATACTACCCTGAGAAACCGCGCTGCCGGGAACGGTCAGCACACCGGATGTATTTGTATATGCCGGTGTTACGTTCACACTATCCGGAGTGTTAATACTCTGCCAGAAATTAACGCTTTCCACATCAGCATACTTAAGGTAGGTATCATGGAAAGTATCAGCCAGAACACGCGCATCAATATCGTGCCGGGTCGGCGCGTACAAGTATACACGCTGATCCTGATACGGTGTGTGCCGCAGCACCGGTTTACCGGTAATAACCGTCTGGAATTTGGTACTCATTTCCGTAAACAGATCGGAAATCTGAGCTACCCGGCTATATACCCACTTCATAAAAGCCGGGAAATTATCCGGTTCATAGATGGTTGTGCTGGTAAAGGATTTGCCGGTCGCAGTGTTATATTCGGTCAGCAAGTGTACAATTCGATCGGAATTGTTTTCTGCTACAATAGCACCGATAGCGTTTGCTACCAGACCGCGCCTGATATTTTCGTTAGACAGTTCCAGCCGGTTGGACAGATTAGTCATGATCAAAGAGAGGAAACTGCCGAGCTGCTCAGGGCCTGTGAAAGCGGTTTCGAGCTGATCCTCGAAAATTGACATTTCATCAAAGTATACCGAAGCTCCGTAGAAATTCGTCTGCAGCACATTAGCCTTTTTGATCGTCCACGGATCAATACTCTGGCCGTCACCGCTGGCCGGGTTCTGGTTAGTATCCCAGAGTGCTGGCCACTTATACGCAGGATCATCTGCCCAGTCTTTATCACAAATGGACAGTTTGCGCATAAGATTACCCCAGCGGAAGGTATCCATCATCAGGCCGGTAAGTTTAGCCGAATACGGCCGGATAGAAAAGATCGTCCGGGTAAGAATGTTGCTAATAGCCTGCATAACACTATCGTGATCAGCACGCAGCGCGACCTGAGCTACCGAGCTAAAGCTCCCGGTATCTGTAGGTGTCAGCACGGCCTGACCGGTGGCCTGTTTTACAATGCTGGTCAGTACGGTACTAACTTGTTCAAAATTAAGAGTATTAACGGACATTTTTATTCACCTTCCTTTTTGATTTTCGGCCGGATTAGTTCGGCCATTGCTTCATCGGTTTTTTGCTGCAGCTCATCATCCGGTAAAATGTTTACGCTGGCAGTTCTGAGGTTGTTCTGCTGCATTTGTTTTACCAGAGCGGTAAGCTGCTTTTGTGTCTGCTGCAGTTCCTGTTTTACCGCTTCAAGTTCTGCATTTTTCCCCGGTTCTGCTGCTTCAGGTTCTGCCGGTACTGCCGGTATATCCGTTTCAGGTTCTGCCGGTACTGCCTGAGCTGCTGCCGGTTCTGCCTGTTCCGGTAAATCCATAGCTTCAATTTCTGCTTTGGTATACCCAGCTTCAAGCAGTTTGATAATGTTCTGTACATTCATTCCTTTAGCCAACCCCTAACCTTATTTAGTATGGTTTCCAATTCTGATACAAGGCTTTTCAGATCGGAAACTTCTACTTTTATATTATGAGATATACAAGGGAAGTCAAGACATTTAGCCAAACCTATATAATTCCAATCTTTTATAGGCCGGTAACCTACCCCATCCCTTTTGCTACCCTTAGTGCTATCTCTTGTTTGATTGTTCCCGGTATAAATACCGACATGATAGGCATTCCCTAAATCATCATGGTATCCCCTGCTTACTTCCCCACCATCATGTGAAACCGCGAACACCCAGCACCCCTCAGGAATACATCCAAAAGCTGCTTTACATTCTTCAATAGTACCGCGCCAGCTTACCGCATTTCTAAACATATCATTGCTGCCGCGCCAATTATAGGCCCGGCCGCTGGAAGTACGGACACCCAAATCCTTCAATACAAGCTCACAAAAAGCCTGACAATCATAATCAGAATACTTAATATTATCATACTTTTTGCTTTTTGCCTGTGCGGCATACTGATCCCCGGTGTACATAGTCCTTAATCCTTATCGAGCTTATCCAGCAACTTTTGAATAACTAAAGTATTGTTATTGATAGCGGCGGTAATATTACTTTCCTGATCCCGGATAGCATCGGAAAAATCTATTTTCAGATCGGTTATTGTTTCGGTTAATTTAGTGCTTTCTTCCTTATGCGCTTTCTGCTCTGATTGCAACATCAGGAACATAGCTACCGCACAGGCAATAGGAAACCCCACCGTTTGAATGATCGTAACAAAATCCTGCATAATAAACCCTTCTTTCTTACATATAAAAAGATGGTTTCTTTTCCTAATAGCCGCGCCCGGCCGTCCCCACCCTTCCGAGGTTCGCGTTTGGGGAGAAAAGAAACCATCCCTGATTATTATTCTATTCTTTCTTTAGCCGGTGTCAATTAACCAGCATCGACAAGATCAAAATTAACGTACTTGTTACCCTTCTTAGAAACCCGGGGAGAAATAACAATTTCCGGTTTTTCATCGTCCGGGAGATCACCGAAGCTTTCGTCATACTTGATGAATTTGTCAATAAAAGCGGCCACTTCTGTTTTATACATCTTGTTATCGTTACCGTTCAGAATAACAAGCACCGTGTGCTGCTTACCATCGGTATCTTCATAGGTGTGAGTATGGAAAGCAACAGGCCGGATAATAAGACCGTCACAATCCTTCAGATTTTCGTGTTTGTCATTCATAGCCTTGAATTTTTGAATACCGGTAAGTTCCATAATTAGCACCATCCTTAATCAATTATTAGTATCGGCCGGAAGGGTTACCGATCCTGTACAAGTATACCAAAGATTTTATGATAAATCAAACAATTCCCGGAAAATAAGTTCTGCTTCATAATTTTCAAAGTAAACGATTTTTTGTATCATATAAAATAAACGTAAATTATAAAAATCCTGCTGAAATAACTTTAAACCCATACCGTAAGCTTCATAATAATTATCTTTATTAGTCAGGAAACTTACATAATATTTCCGGTCACTTTTATGACGGTAAATACCTATCTCACCAACTGATACAATATGATTAAATTCCCGGATGGGCATAGACCGTATATTTGTTCCATCGGTTCTGAAAGCATTATCTAAAGCCATGCTGATGAAATCCCGGCTGGCATTATGATATAATGCAGTATCTTGTTTTCGTGCTGATATAGCTGAATCACATAACATAACCATTAACCGGCTGCGGTCGGCATTCTGCCATACCATCTGACGGCCTTTTATCATGTTGAGAGCGGTTTTCATAAAGTGCCAGCCAGAAAAATATGGATTTGTTAACCGGTTAGCATTACCCAGCAGCACGGCCTGTGTAGGTTGTTCGCCGGTAAGCTCCCGGTTTCTGTTCACAGTTTCATAAAAATTCAAAAATGCGCTAAATTCTCGCGGTATCGGCCGTTCACCTTCCGAAGCTATAGCTTCATCAAACAGGATCAGATCATAGTTGGAATAATCAAAACCGCGAACATTAGCAACTGTAGACAGGGCTACACCTAAAGCTATTACTTTATCCGTATCAGCAAAGACAATACCGCTTTTCGATGATTTGGGCCTAATATCTGTACCTAAATCCGAATTAAGTTTTTTAAAGGGATTACCTTCCACGGTCGCGCATTGTTCGAGCTGCGCTTTTAACCGTCTGAGATATATAAACGGCCGGTTGTTTTCTATGCAGTATTTCATTAAACCGTAAGTTTTACCCACACCACGCGCACCGACTACCATTGTAAAAGCAGCACCCTGGCCTATCAAATAATCCCAATTAACCCAGCCTTGTTTTGTATAAACTTTTGCCATTCTGTTATCATTCCCTTCTTGTTTTATATTCGCCGTAAAGTTCTATCTCGCCGAGTAAAAGCTCATAATCTTTAGAATATGTCATTTTATAAGTTGTAGGTATAATACTTACATTCTTACTAATATGAACTGTTCTGCCGGTTTCAGGATCGGTATAATCAAAATCATCATTATCATTATAAACTGCCATTGTACCGCCAGCTTTAACCCAGACCATACCCACCCGGAAACGTTCCAGCTTTTTTAATTCTTCTACTGCGAAATATTCCCCGGTTTTTTCATTCCTTAGTTTTGTAACACCGGAAACAGTTACCCCTATCTTTCCTGCCTTTTCAAACGCATATCGTTTTGCTCCCTGTGTTATAAACCTATCATAATGGGCATCTTCTTCAAAAAGGCCGATATAGTGCCGGTGGCCGTTCCGATCATCAGCAAAAGCTTTAGCAGCTACTGCTTTCTTTAATTGATAATCATTAAGCTTTTCTATCTGTACACTACCTTTAACTTTAACGGAATCAGTATCACAGTAAATAATCTTATTACCGCATAGATCAATAGCACGCTGCAACTGCTGGCGCGCATAAGCGGTAGTATAAACACCCCATTGATACGGAAAAGGTGCGCTTTTTAATGCCTTTTCTATCTCTTCCGGTGTCATGGTATAATAACTGCTGCGCTGATATAAACCTGACCGGTAAAGTATTTCCTGATGTATAGGATCGGTCGCGCTCATACCATACACAGAATTTAGCATATTTTTAGATTTGGTATAAAGGTATAATCCGGTGTCAGTATCATCTCCCTTTAACTTAGTTTTATTATTAAAATATTCCTGTATTACTTGCCGATATTCTATCGGTAAGTAATCCTTTTGTGCTGCCATACATTCTAAAATAGATATTTCATCAAAAATATACTGATTTAGTACTATTTCTAAATCAACTTCAGTTAGTGCTATCTCACAATAATCACATTCTAATACCCGGCCATTATCAAGTTTAAATCCCAGACATTCACACCGGCCGAGGCTGATATACGGTATAGGTGTTTTTTTATTCTTTAACCGTAACCCCTTGAATTGATACAGGCCCACAACTGAATACCCTAAGCCTATAAACTTAAATACTCTATCAAGTGTAAGCCTATAATCCAACCATCTATAGGGTTTCATAGGAAAGCGCATTGTAAGCTGCTGAGTAGGATAACAGCTAACTATATCATAACTGTTAACATCTGTGATAATACGGTTTACATAATTCCTGTTAGCATGAGTATTCCCACCTCTGAAAGCTTTTCTTAAAAGCCGGTATTGCCTTTCGTCTGGTTTCATGTCAGCCAAATCATAATAATGCCCGGTCAAAGCTGCTTTGCATTCGCGCCTGACATAGCCGGTGCTGGTTAATGGTACAGAAACCAAATTATCCCCAGCCATGCTTACGCGCTTTTTCATTGCTAATACTAAGCTTTCCACATCTGTAATAATATATTGCTGCTCATAATCGGTTAACTCTGTCCAAGGATACCGTATCTTATCATAATTAAACTGCTGGCCGGAAAGCTTTTCCGGTACTCCCATCTGCTTACATAACATGGATAAAGATAAGTTTGTCTGAATGTAACTGCAGCGCAGCTCGAAAACTTCAAACATAGAAACATAAATAGGTTTTCGCACATCCCGGAAAAAACATTCCTCATCAGTAAAGTTATACAGACCGGATAAAAAACTAAATTCGTAGGCAAGATTATGCACCCAGATTATTAGCTTAGGTGTTACCTCACAAAAAAGCTCATCCTTCACATATTCCAAACCGGCCTTTAACCGGCTCAGGAATGAGAAAAAGCTATCCCATTCCCGGCCAGTTATTGTCAGTTCTTCAATCTGAAAGGCCCAGCTATACATGAAGCTATGAACATCATATTTAGTTCTATCCTGATCCATCCAAACCGTGCTGGTTTCAATATCAAAAGCAGCATATACATTCATGGTATAACGTTTATCTTTCCGTCTGCGCTTTTTCCCCATCGGAACTGTACCGTATTTTAATAGATAATTATCCCAATCGAAGTTAACCCAATCCGTTAAAACCATCCCTTAAGCTCTCCCTTCCGGTTAACTTTTAGCTATAAACTGATCCCATAATCCAATAGCTTTCTCATAACTTGTACCGATCATATCACCGGCCCGATCAGCCAGCGCGGCCTGATCAGCTTCAAACTTTTGAAAATCGGTTAATATCTGATCAGGTTGGTATCCCTTTTGAAGCATTTTCTGGAAATCTTCTACAAATATATCAAACACATACTTTTTACTCGAATTACCCTGAGCAAAACGATAATCCATATAAGCAAAAAACGCTGGCAGCTTAGAAGGTGGTATATCCACATTCAACTTTTTTAACCCTTTAAGGTAACCTTGATATTTATTCGGGAAAGCTGACCTTTCATGCTCTTTAGCTACTTTCCGTCTGCGGTATTCTCTGCTCTGCTGCCGTTTCCGTTCTCTCCGTTCTGCTTCAGTAAGCTTAGGCCGTTCCTCTTCCTGTCTGCGCTTCAGGGAAAACCCGGTTTCTACAAATGCGCTAAGATTCTGAAAAGCCAAAGCTGCTGCAGCATCCCCGGCAGCTCTCAATTCTTTGACGGTAGGAACATGGATAAACAGAGGAACACCGGCAGCCTGTGCGCGTTTAATGCGCTTTTGCGCAATATCCCGAAGCTTTGTATACTCTTTAAAATCCGGCATAATTAAACACCTTCCTTCCTATTAGATAAGTTGTCAAGTATAAACTTTTTGCAGCTCGCACATGACCCGGTATGCCATAAACGGCCATCGTAATAATCAATAACACAGTACTTCATAATACGATCATCTACCCGGACAATACGTTCCGTGCCGGAAATAATAATCTTGTACCACCGCATTTTATCTATCTTCATCTTTATTACCTCCCTTCAACATGAATTTACAAAGATTACGCAAAGTGCAAAACTGACATAAATATCCATCTGTGCTAATAGCCGCGCACCGTCTGAAAAGAATTTCACAAACTGCACGCAGAACCATCCGTTCCTTATCTTCCATATAATCAGATATGAAAGCATCTAATAGGGATTTGAGTTTTTCTTCATAGTCCATTAGTAAAACTCCCTTCATATAAATTATCTGTCTTTTTATAAAGGTAACCGACAAACTGCTGCAAATCCTCTTCCTTAGCTTTGCGCTTGTAATAGGTTTCATTGTACCGCGCTTCTACCGTTAAAGAATGGTATCTGGAATCATAAAACAAAGCTATCTTATCAAACCTTCTAAGTATCTGCAGCTTTTCTAAACTAAATACCCCATGCTGCAGCAATACTATATTAGGATTAAATCCTAACCATCTACCTATAAACAAATAATGCTTATCAGGAATGAAACTATTCCCTTTTCTGCAAAACAAGGTATATTTCAAGGTAATTCACCCTTCCCATATTCCCGGCCGGTCAAAC